CGTAGGGTTTTGTCGTCTATACCGATAAGCGCCCCAATTTGTTCGTGAGGTAAGCCAAGCCCAGCCGATATTTCGACTTGCTTTTTATCGTTTTCAGTAGGTACGTGAAGTGCTGGCATTTTTATTAAGGGGAAATAGTTACTTTTCGTCCCAGTAGTTGTTGAATGCTTTGAGAGGATAGAAAACAAGGCTGTTGCGGTATCCCCCTTCCTGAGTTGGCACAATAGGCGTGACGCCGTGTACGTTTCGCCATGCTGGGTAGACTAACATTGAATTGTCTCTGCTGTCAACTGTTGCCCCGTAATCGGGTACGGTTGTGTTTCCCCCACGTGCGTTTTTTTTCTTTGCTATGATGACGTTGACGCAACCTTCTAAATTACCCGCATCCCTGTGAAACGGTGCTGGAATGTTGAAGTTTGAGATGCTTGACGTGAATAGTCTGCCAAATCGAAACTTTGGTGGTACTTTTTCGTTAACAATAGCAAATTGGGTGTCAAATATGCTCGGTGTTATTTCCCTTATAAGGTCTTCAGATTCCTTACAAGCTAATAGCATTGCTTTGATAAAGGTTTGAGCTGATTTGATGTTGTGAACGCCTGAAATCATTGGATACGGGCGTTTCATGTGTGGTTTTGGAGGGCAAGAACCGATTATGGTGCTGTATTGGTTTACCTCGTTAGCTGGGTTTGCCATACCGCTGGAACGTCTCATTTCTGTTTTAGGCACTCTGTCGCTTAGTAGCTCTGCGTTTGCTACGTCCACTAGCTGTTTGAGCTTGCCCGTGATTTCCTTGATGTAAAAGCCCACGGGTTGATCGCCATCGTAGAAAATACTGTCTTCAGTTATGTTGGGTTTGATATGACCGCATACATCCCCAATTTTGACGTTGTGATCTATTTTTATAAGGTCAACCCGTTTCATGTTAGTTCCTTAAGGTACTTTTTGTCATAATTTGTTTTTCTAAACTCCCAGAGTACTGACCAATCTACGCCTTGGGGTACGTTTTTACTCATCTTTTCTATTTCTTCCCTGTTTCGGTCTATGTAGTACCCAATGTAGCGTTTACCCAGCTTTGCTTTTTTGTAAGCGCATAAGGTAGTTTCTATTGAAAACAGGTTTTTGTGATTTATTGTGAGATTTTCTATTTCGTCAATTATCTTTAGCAATCCCGTATTTAGGTCTTGATAATCGTCTTTTGTTAACTTTTTGTCTACAACGTGCGTAAACAGGTCTTTTCGGTCTAATGCTAATGCTAACCCGTTGCGACAACTCTCAGCGTTCTTTAAATCAAGATCAATCGGTATCATTTTGCAGTTAGTAAGCACCGATACCATTTCCAGATAAATAAACATGGTAAACCGCCCAAAGGAAAACACGTCAGACATGCTCTCAAACGCATTGGCATAGGTAGACTTGGGGTCTTGCTTTTTAAACGCACTAAAGTGGTTTTCTTGATTCTTACCCACAATTTGACGATAAGAAATAAATGACTGAACAAACTGGTCGTTGCTCCTCACTCGCTGTCTGTCAGTTTGAAACAACAATCGGTCTTTATTTGCTTTCCACCATTTCTCAAGCCTGTCAATGTTTACAGTATTGTAATCAGGAAATTCGTTGTATATGTAATAGACCGTTGGGGCGCAGTAACAAGTTCCGAACAGAAATGCTAACCAGTAGCGTTGTTCCATATTTAGCTCAAATCTGTTGGCAACATACTGTAAACAGTCATTTTGAGGGTCTATATCCTTCGCTATTGAGGATTGACGGTGATAACTGAGGTATTCAGCTAAACCGTCCATTTATAGACCTCGTTGGCTGTTAAAGGTATCGGTCTGAGCAGACTTCTAATCATTATGTCGGCTGTTGACGCTATGTAAAGTGAATCGTGTTTNACAGCCCAATAAGCGGGTCTGTGTTCGTTTCTGAATGCCGTGATCTCATCGCCTTTTAAGAATAACCCAGCAAATGTTATGTTGCCGTCTAACAGCTTCATCCTGTCTTTGGATTGAAGCATTATTTCGCCATCGTTATCGCTTTCCATTACGATGTTGTAATCATTTTCCATTTCGGGTTTTGTTCTCATGTCAATCGTGCCGTTGAAAGCCATGTATTCATCTTTGAACTGTATTGGCTGATTGTTAGTGTGGTCTTTGTAGTCCCCGCTGGTGGAATACCGACAATGTCCGATAAGCAAATTTGGCATTTCGATTTGACTGATAAGCGCTTTTAAGTTGTGNTCCTTGACTGCCGTAACACCNTTTTTGTCTTTTGCCGCAAACCCGTATGCGTGTTTACCCCTAATTTTTGACTCAAGAAACAGNCTTTTCAGCGTTTTTATTGCTTCATCACTAGGGTTTTTACTTACAAAACCTACTATCGCACACATATTTTTTTAATTTGTTTGTATACGTCTTCAATAGACGCATTGTTGTCAATGATATGAACCTGAAAATTGTATTCGTCCATCCACATTTTTAGCTTACGAATGAATGAATAGTGCGTTTTGTATTTTTTGATGTTGTAGCTGTCTGCGCCCCTGGCTAACGTCCTTGCTTCTACTTCTTTGGGGAAAGTGTGCATAACAATGATATGAAGCTCAGTTGCCAGGGATAAACGCTTGAGCATTGGCTCTGTCTGAAAGATGCAACCGTGTATAAACATATCGGTTTTGCTTGCTCTAACCTCTTTCATTAGGGTTTGAACGTTCGGGACAGCGTCTAATCCTGGTTTGCCGCCAATGAAATTGAAAATTGGATGTTCTGCTTCTAGCTTGTTAGCCTGTGTTGTCTTACCGCAACCGTGATAGCCAACCAAGTAATAGCATTTCATGCTTTGTTTTTCTCTTTCCGCAGAAAATCCATAATCATGTAACCAACATAAGCGTGTTGTTCACGCCAGTATTTCACTAGCTGTGTTGCTTCTTCATAATGGTCAGGCTCAAATTCGATTTGAATAGCCTTGCGAACCCCTTGCGCCATATCATCCAGCTGTTTTTCGATGTCTTCATCGTCCAATACCGAATAATCAGGCTCATCCAGCTGTAGCTCAGACGGGTCGAACCCAAGCAAATCAAGATTGAAGTCTTTATCTTCCAATTCGCTAATCTCCAACTTGAGTAGCTCCATATCCCATCCAGCATTCATTGCCAGTTTGTTGTCAGCAATGATGTACGCTTTTTTTTGCGTCTCAGACAGATGAGATAGCTCTATAACGGGCACTTCCTCCATGCCCAGTAGCATTGCCGCTTTTAGCCTTCCGTGACCCGCTATGATGCCGTTTTCTCCGTCAATCAATATTGGGTTTGTCCAGCCAAATTCTCTGATGCTTGCCGCTATTTGTCCGATTTGAGCATCAGAATGCGTCCTACTGTTGTTGATGTAGGGTATTAGCTCGTTAACTTTGCGCTGGGGGCGTTTCATCAGTAGTTTCTGCGGTTGTTGCTTTTACGACAGCTTGATACTGAGCAGTTGCGTCAGCGTGTAACTTGGCGTGTAACTCATCAGCCAATTTTTTAGGTAGCTCCATTAGCCCCATTAGGATTGTTTCTGCTTCTTTTACAGTTAAATTCTTGAATGTAATCATTTTTTCCTCTTTTCGTCTCGTTTTTGCGCTTCACGTTTTTCGCTGTACGCTATGGCAACAGCTTGTTTTACGGGTTTACCCGCCTTTACCTCAGTTTTAATGTTTTCCTTGAATGCTTGTGGGCTTTTTGACTTTTTTAATGGCATTTTCCAGCTCCTTGTTCATTTTGTTAAATAAATTAAAACTCATTTTTGCTACTTCCACGTGATACTTTGAATCCCAGCTTTTGAATTCGTCAGTAAACTTTATTGACCCAGCCTTAGTCAGCGGGTCATAGCTAACTGTAAAGACTTCTTTCATTCTTGTTCCTCGACAAAACAAACGTCTTGCCAGGACATAACAATCAGCCGTTCACCGTTGTCTTTAAATTCTGTGTATTTGAGGTATTCGTCTTTGTAGTCCTTGGCTAAAGTGCCAAAATAGACTTTGTCGCCAATATTTAGCCCCTCTGCCTGGGCTTCATCGCCAACAGCTACTACGATGCCGACAGTATCAACTTCTGCTGATTGGACATACAGCTCTGATTTAATTCGTTTTTCGGGTCTGACAAACAATTTGTCTCGTAATGGTTTCATATGCGTGTCACCTTTCTTGGTCTGCCGCCTTTATTTTTTGGCAATTCGTTACCAATAGCTTCATCAATGGTTTTGTTAATAACCGTATCAAGCTCTGAAATAAAGTTTTGTTGTTGTTTGTCTCGTTCAACGTCTAGCATTGGAAGTGAGATAACGGGTAACGCAAGAATTATTGGCGAAAATTCGCCGCACCATTCAGTATTGTGACGACTTTGATATGTTGGGTATCGTCTGCAAACGCCCATTTGTGTTTGCTGATGCCATTGAAAGTATGTACAGCCATCGCAAGTCTTTGTAGAATCTATCTCAGCCATTCAAAACCCCCTTTTTGATTTGGTTAGAAATGCCTTGGTGCGCTCCCACCAGGGCGTTTCGCTTTATTACTTCATATCTTGAGTATGTGGCAT